GGGTAGCGGCACATCCACACCGTCTACAAAAGCTTCATTCTCCCTTTCTGCGTGCCTAAGAGCTGCCGTCATGATGTCGTAGGCTTTCCCTGTGTTCCTAAGCTCAAGCACGTCGGCTATCTGCTCAGGCGAGAGAAGATTTGGGGAGAGCTGTTGTATAATCTGCAGCTCTTCTAGCCTTCCCGCTTTGGATTCAGAGAATCCAGTTGAGTTTACTATCACGATATCCCACTCGGCAGACGGCCTTGAGCCGTAGAACTTCTCGATTAGGTACTGATTCTCACGGCCCACGACACGGATAAGCCTGTCCTTGGAGGTCACAGGATACTTATCAGCGATAACCGAGGCTGCCTTGATATAAACCCTTCGGATAAGCTCATTGTGCTTTACTATCTGGGTCGAGGCTCGTTGCTGCTCTTGTTCCTCATAATAGCGGAGCATGGACGCGGCCCTTGTGTTGGAGGGTGGCGCGCCGCGTGAAGCCCCTTGTATTCCGCCAATCATTCCCATTTCGTCTCTTACTTCCTTTCGGAGCTGAAAGAACTCGTTTGGGATTGAATTAAAGGTAACAACTTTAGGCTCAACCTGCCCTACCCACTCTATAGCGGTTGGAGCATTTCCGAAGGACTCTATTTTGGCTGCACCCTTTGGAAGCAGTATGTGCGGGTGTCCGACAAGAAGAGCGTTTCGCACCATGATGGAGGTAAGCCTGTTGTAGACATGCTGGATGGGCTGAAGGTGCTGATAGAAGGAGATTGGGAAAAGCCTGCCTGGGATGTCGATGTCCGTATGCCACTCGAAGGGAAAGTCGTAGTGAGAATACGGGTACTCTTTGGCTTCCTGTAGAAGTTCATCACAGGCAAAGTATGCAACATAGCCTTCCTCATCATAGCGATTTGGCTTTTCGATAACGCGGTAAATTACAACCTCATCCTCTCTTTTCTCGGCTATGTCCTGATTAAAGTGGAAGATGTAGCGCTTGTTATCCTGCTTAAGGTCTGGTTTGTTGTACTTGACCCTTGCCTCTTCGATGTGCAGGATCTCGACGATATCGATACCCCAGGTTATATCCTCTCTTGCCCTTGCGGGAGCAGGAAGCCACGTCCAGGGAGCCTTTAGCTTTATCTCGACATCCCCCACCCGCTTGTAGGACTTGGAGCTTACCCTGTCGCCTATCTCCTCGTTGTACTCGATTGAGACTAAGACCTCTCCGCAGACGGCGCACCATCTCTCTGCAGCCTGCATCAGAAAGTCCATATTGGAGCGGCGAGCGACCGCATCCAGAGCAAGCTTGTAGAGCCTTGCTTGTTTTTGGTCGCTCTGCTCGTTATTGGTGGGAACCACCTCGAAAGATGGTTTGAGGGCTGAGAGTTTGGAGACTCGTTGTTCTGTAATGTCGTAAAGATGAGAGAAAATACGGGGCAGGATGCGCCTTGAAATCGGCCTTTCTATCTGACCAGGAATTACCATGCGGTACTCAAGGGTCTTGTCGTATTCGCCCGTGTACCAAAGGATGTTGTTTACGTGCGTGCCGATTCTAGACTCGGAGACCTTCTCCAGCGAGATTTTGGTCTTGTTGAACCACTCCACCTTCTCCTTCTTGGACTTTTTCTTGATAAGCCACGGAGGAGTAATCGAAAGCGGCTCTTCCCGCATGGTGCTCATAAGGTCGATGCTTGCCATCTGCTAGTTCTCCTTATCCCAGATTTGTTCTCGTACAGCGTCCATATCAGCATCTCCCAGAGGCTTTTCAGCTTCGGCATTTGCATCCTTTAGACTTTGGGCCGGAGCCCTTCTTGCGAACTCAAGCGAGAACGGAGAGACCCTGCTTTGGGTTTCGGGCTCCTTTTCTTCGGGCACAAACGGGTCAAGCGTCATATCAAGCTTTGGAGCTGCAGGCGCTACCACCTGTATCTGGCGAAGGATTTCCACTTTCACAAGACAGTCCTGCGCCAGCATAAGCGCTCTTTCTGCCACCTTTTCAGCTACAGCGGCTCTGGCAAGGGCTTCGAGAAGTTTAGTTTCTATTGCATCCATATATCTCCCACATCATCCTTATCATAATAATCCACTTCTACACACTCGGATAGGTCGGCCCGTGCGGCCTTCCTCCTAAAGAGGGTCTCTGGGGTTCTGGTGCGGGAAAGCTCCGCAAGCCTGTCCCTTTCAGTTGTATCCTCGCTTGTCTCAAGCGCAATATGAGACTCCATCACGAAGTAGAAAAGACCGTCCATCAGATGGTCGTGGTCCTTGGGGTAGTCGCCCTTTTCGTCCGTGACGTAGTTTGTCGCTTCCCAGAGGAACTTCTCGCACTCCTCGTTAATCCAGAAGAGTTCTTGTTCCATAAGGGTATTGAGAATACTTTCCCCAGGTCTTCCTTCTTCGTGCAGCTTCTCCCTTCGGTATCTTGCTTTGGTAGTCGGGATGAGTGCTTGCCCGATTTCGTTTGGGAACCACGTGGCCGCCTCGTCGTAGTAGCAAAGCCACGCCTCTTCGTCGTCGTTCCAAGCTTCCATTTTCTCTTTGGCTTTGGCCCAGATTTTACCTGCGGCAGTTTCTCGCCTTTCTGTGACATAGATTTCATCGAGGACGTATACAAAGTTCGTGTAAGGGTTATAAGCCAGCAGAAGAACCGCGAAACAGGTAGCGGTGCCGGGATCGAACATGGCGTAGTACCGGAGCTTCGATTTGTCCCGCTTGATGGCTTCCTCGATTTGGGCTCTTGGTTTGACATGCCTGCCTCCTTTCTTATCATCGAGGAAAACAAGAATCGCGGACTCTGAATCGAAGACAAGTTTTCCTTCATACTCTCTTAGCCAGACATTGTAACGCTCACGCTTTATCAGTTCTTCACGCTTAGCCTTAAGCCACGTTTTGTCCATCGTAGGATTAACTTCGGTCGGCAGCTCCACGTAATACTTCGTAGTATCACCAGCGGCAATGCTCTCAAGCAGATTCTCCCTAAACTCAACATAGTAACAATGACGCTTAGGAGGAGTTCCCATGACAACCAGATGCACCTTACCACTTGCCAGATTTGGCTGCATAACCTCTTCATCGAAGTCCTTAGTGTGATGTTGAAACTCATCGTAGATAACCAGGTCAGGCTTGATGCCTCGAAGTGAGTCGTAGTTTTCACAGCCATCAAGAACAATGCTTGAGCCGTTTGTAAACACAAGTCTAAGTTCAGACTCCCTTATATCGGCCACGTACTTTCTTGGTCCGTAGGACTGAAGCCGCTTAGGGAACCAGTAAATCTTCTTTGCCTGTTTGATTTGAGGACAGATGATATAAGTTTCAGTCCCAGGGTTTGTAAGCGCAAAGCGCCATGCGATATACAAAATCTCCTCAGTCTTACCAGCACTCCTCCCGCACTGCCCCTGAATTATCTTCTTCTTATCAGCAAAGAAGGCCTTTATGACCGGAAACTGGCCTTGGTGGGGGAAGCGGTGTACCGAGTGTAAATGCGTATGGAAATCAGAGATTATCTGATGGTACTGAGATAACCAGTAGCGCTCCGACTCAAGGGTCACTTGGCTCCTTCTTCTCGGGGGCAGAGTAGTCTATAAACGGGTCTTCCTTCTTTAGGTCCTCAAGGATAATTGTAACATCCTTTTCCACCTTGCGGATAATTTCCACCCTCTCAGTCGCCTCTCCAAGCTCAAGATTGAGGGACTCGCCCTGCTCCTTGGCTATCATAGACAGGTCTCTTGCCTCCTTAGTGGTAAGCCGCTTCATCCTCTCCTTGTCCGTAATTAGCCTCTCAAGGAAGTCTCGAAGGCCAAGAAGAGAGAGAGTCGTTATCTCCTTTAGAAGCGGAATCTTCTCCTTAAGGAGTTCCGCCATAACCTCTTTTCTATGCTTATCAGCAAGGCTTTTAAGCGAGGCAGAGGTGATAATAAAGCGCACGTAGCGAGACTCAAGACCAGTCTGTCTTGCGATTTCCCCCACGGTCTTTCCCGCAAGGTAATGCTGACATACAGGCCCAACCCATCCAGCAAGAGAAGCATAGCTCTTCTCACCAGGGATGGGCCTTAAGTGCCGGTGGTCAGTTTGTGTCGCGTACGGAACATCGTTTGGCTTGGACATCAAGCGCAATCCTTAAGTCTTCGGTGCTAAGGTGAGAGAAAGCCTCATGGATAACAGCCGTGGCCCTCTGGGCCTGTTCCTGATTAATCCAAGAGATCCAGTGCTCAGGCGTTACCTCAACCGAGTCTATAGCACGAAGCTGAGACTCGGCCCTTTCTATAATCTCAGAGACCCTCCTTCTTTTATCCTCTTCGTTCATACAAGATACCTCTGTGAAACCTCATAGGCATCCTCAGTCTTGGACCGAAGCAGGTATCTGCCCTTTTGGTCCTTCTCAAAGTTTATAAGATGCTTAAAACCGTTATCCTTCAGAATCCTCTGGAACCACTCAGAAGCAGTTACCTTCGCAAGAACAAGCATCCCGCGCCTGTCAGGAAACCGCCTTACCAAGCCCTCTCTATCGAAGATAAGAACTTCATACTTGTCCTTGCCCTGAAGCCTGATTTCCTTTCTCCAGTCCTCCCGCAGAGAGGGACTGACCAAAACGCTGTCTAGGTCCTCTACAGGCAGACTCCCGTCCTCAGACTCAGCTACAGGAGCTTGGAGAGGCTCGATGGTCGCCTCAGCTGCCAACTCAGGCTTAGCCTCAGCCTCGTCCCCAACCCCAAACGGAGAGTCATCCTCCGCACTCCCGACTCCAGCGAAACTAATTTTGGGCTTCTTAGCCATGTAACCTCCTGATAAGGATAAGAATAAATTACTTACTCATATAGTATAGGCCCCAATCTAGGGTCTGTAAAGAGCCGATTCCAGAATCAGGAGGAGGCCAAAAACTGGAATCAGAAACCGGAAAAAATATAGGAGAGGTGGCCGCCCCCGCCCCGACTCCCCCTCCAACCCCCAGCCCCTATACCCCTGTTCTGGATACTAGAACAGTATCCTGCTCCTGAATCAGGAATCAGTGACTTAGCAGGTAACTATTCGGAATCAGGCAGGGGCTAGGATGCCCGTGGCGGGGATTCAGGAGTAGGATACGGGCCAGACCATAGACTGAATCGGAGACTGGCACCAGAGCGGGATACAGGAATCGGGATACAGGAGCAGGATACGGGAATCGGGATAC